CATACCACACTGTACTTCCTCCGTAAGTGTACGGAGTTTGGTCATGGTGTTATCAATAAGCCTACGTTCGTCTCCGCCATCCATACCGCTAACAACGATGCTAAGATGGTCAAGGAAAATGTAATCGCAGCCACAACCACGGACAAGATAGCGGATTCTTTGGAGAAGATTGTCAGAATCTGTAGACCCCCAATGGTCATAAAGATAAACACGACCATTGCCGAGGGTAGATGAATAAGCGTCTCTAAGGTCATCCTTAGTTACTCCTTCAGTAGATAAATGAATAGGCTGATTTAGCTCTAGTCCCATCAAACCCAAGGCTGTTCGTTTAACGCTTTCTTCCAAAGCGATATAACCAATAGTGTGTCCTTGTTTGATTAAGCTATAAGCTATCTCACGGGTAAGGGCTGACTTGCCGATACCACTACCTGCGGTCACGGTAACGATTTCGCCTTTGCGAATACCGTGTGTTTTTTCATTTAAACAATGATAAGGATATGGAACGCTCTCAGCTACATCATCGGAGCTAACCAATTCCCAAAGCTCATCACCAGAAACAATGCCGTCAGGTCTGAAGGGTTTAGCATCCCATTGGGAATCCATCAGTTCTTTAGCACGTCCTGCTACAAGCATTTCGTTTGCGTCTTTTAGAGGCAACTTAGCAATCTTAGCTTTGCCAGGCGAAAGGATGAGTGAACACTCTTGTGCCGCTTTCCTACCATGTTCATCGTTATCGAACATGAAGACGACAGTCTCGAATTTCTCTAGCCAATCTAAGTTGCGTTGGATATCTCGCTTTGCGCCTTGTGCGCCTGTTGAGACAGAAACTACAGGATAACGATGGTTGAGGCATTGAGATAAACTCATTGCATCAATTTCACCCTCAGTAATAGCGACCATCTTGCCACCATCACGCCAAAGATGTTGTCCAAACAAACCTGACTTCTTGTTATCACCTAGGTAAGTGAAGTCTTTATTAGCAAAGCGTAGCTTCTGACCAACTAGGTTGCCTAACGAGTCACGGTAGTTCGCAATCTGAACTGGTTGACCGGATAAGCTACCGACTTGGTAGTCCCAAAACTTGCTAGTCTCGATTGTAAGGTGTCGCTTAGGCAGTGCCTTATGCTCACCAAACACAGGTTTGAAAGTAACTTTAGCTGTTTGCTTTGGTGTTTCCACTTGAGTAGTGTCTCCTTGAGTGTATGTTTCACACGAAAAACAATATGTGTGTCCGTCTGAATATACACCCTTAGCATCACTACTGCCACAAGCATCACAGCTTTCTTTGTAGAGGTGTTCGCTTTCCTGTAGTTGTTCCATTAGTCAATATCCCCTACGCCTTCATCAATCTCAATATCTAGCCTGTCAGCTAGACGGTGGAACGCATCACGCAGTTCAAGCACCTCTTCATCGCTAAAGGCTTCTTCGCTTTCGACAATGACATCAGCCATTAACGCAAATACTTTTTCCCAAACATCAGGCATTATAACCACTCCTTCGGGATTCTTTCACCTTCTGCCCAGAGAAAACCGTAACGGTCAGCCCACTCAGCACATGACATCTTACTCCCGTCCTTACGCTTCTTAGCTCCCTGTACGGGGCTGCTGGCGCGTTGAAACAGAAACCTAATATCAAGGTCTGGGTGTTGTGACTTAACCGCTTTCATTTTTCTTTGTGCGTCCTGTCGAAAGTACCCTTTTAGTTCAACATAAACGTCACCGATTTTTAAATCAGGAATGTAGGAGCGTTCTACGAAGTACTCTAACTTATGTGGTTCGTATTCGTATGGAACGCCCTGTTCCTCAAGTTTACCGATGACCCGTTCTTCAAAAGTCCCCTTCAACTGACTCGGCATAGTCGTCCTCGTCAAAGACTTCTGAGCTTGCTTTCGTTGGAGGTTCGGCGACAAAGCCGTCTTCTTCGGAAAACATACCACCACCCTTGTTACCATATTCAACAAGGTCGATAACTTGGACACCTTTCAAGCGTAGCGTAACGCCTACTTGTTTAGTGCTAGCCATGACATAAGCGTAGGGTTCTACCGCAACCTTAACGGTTGAGCCATTACCGATAGCCATGTCTTCATCGATGGGGTTCTTTTTAGCATCAACCACAATGGGCTTCTGCTCGTACACACGACCGTCACGGGTAGCAATCTTGGACTTGAGCTTCGCACGAAACATCAATTCACCAGTCTCATTACCGTCTTGGTCGTAGTGAGTGTTACGGACTGAACGAGTGGACAGGCTTTTTGCCTTTGCAGGGTTTGCCTTGACCTCTTCCTTTAGCTTGTCATCTACGATAGCTTCAAGGTACTCACAGAGTTCTTCCGCTTTTTCTTCGGGAATAAGTACGTCAATACTGTATTCACCTTCAGGTACAAATTTGGTATCAGGTTTGAGGACTTTTGCCCACATCGCCTTACCTTCAAAGACCTTATATTGTTTAGCCATAAAAGCTCCTATAGTGTATTAAGTTGCCACTTCGGGCAATAGGGTGACAGTTAACATCATGCGAAAAAGTACTTACTACTCAAGACTTTACGCAAATCTAAGTCGCCTTTTTCGGGCGGTTCAGGTACATCTTCTGTACCGAGGATATTACACGCGTGTAATCGTAAGTCAGATAAAACATCGTTATCTTGATACATATCTACAAACGACTCACGGAGTATCTCACTCATTCTAACCATATTGCTAGTGTGTGTGCCGTAGCTGTCATGCACCATAGCAAAGTCTTTGATGCCCTCTTGTTGGCATCGATTGATTGTCATGGTTAGGTGAGCTGCATCTAGGCTATGGATAAAGTTAGGACTAGCCCCTGTACGGGTCTTAGACTTGTTTATCTTGCCTTCGATTTCTGTGTGGTGACGTACCACTAATATGTTGCCATCAATCTTTGTTTTGATTTGACGACTCTTTGTATCAGGGTATGCCTGGCGAACTAAGAAGTTAGTCGGAGTAATCCATTCCATAGGCTTATCCGCTGCGCTGTACATCGCACCAACATCTTTCACATAGTCCATCACCTTACGAGCTGAACCAATCACACCATCAATCGAGTCCCAGATGTGACGAGAGATGTAGAAGCTAGCATCACGCAAGTTATCAAACGGGTTAGCTGTACCGCTTTGTACCTTTGACTCCATCGCTTCCAGTACATACTTCTTACAAGCCATTAGCGTCCCAGAGTACGGTACTATCATACATGGTCGCTTAGTAAGTGAGCGGTCTACACCGAATTGCATGAAGCGCAAAGCCATAGGGTCACCCCGTAAGGCTTCTTGCTCCACACGTTTCATTGTGAGATTAGCGACATCACTATAAATGTCAGCAGGTACATCGCCATCGATAAGATTAACAGCCCTACCACCTTCACCATCCCGCAAGATAGCAGAAAGATTTTGCAACCCGTTGCAGCTTCCGTCTGCGGCGACCGGCAAATGTGACACAAACCCATTGCCTTCTTTAAGATACCCATACCATTCAAATACCCATGCTAAAAATTGCCAAGGCTTATCTGCCTCAGTCCACCATAAATAATCCGTAGGGTTCTCCGCTGTTTTAATCACATCATCGTGTACTAGGTACGCCCACAACTCACGGTCAGCGAGCGATATCTTATCGTTACCCCAAAGGTTAGCTCCATGAATAGCTAGCCATGTAGCATCTTCATTGGTGTTGATTGCCATACCTCGATTGAAAAGGATTGCAGCCTTACCCCAATCAGCAACCTGTGGTGACATGAAGCTTTCCACTGGGTACTTACGCCCACGGAAGTCCGTCTGCCATACGAAGTAGAACTTGTCATACTTCTGATAATCTTCGGCTAGCTGTAGAGTACGCTCGATTTGAATACGCTTACTCATGTTCTTGTGATTAAACACATGGATTGAACCACGGCGTTTACGCCAAGCTTTAAACTCAGCTTTCTCTTGTTCCGACATTTCAGCCGGACTCTTATCAAACGGGTAGTCGGGAAGAGGGACATCAAACTTTGGAGGAAGTCCTGCCCACTCTTCACCGCTATCCCAAGTTTCACGGATAACCTGCAACACAGGCGAGTTAATTTTCCAAGCGGTATTCTGCAAAGCATTAAGAGCGTTGAACTCTTGGCTTAAATCAAATTGACGCAATCTTTCAAAATACTCTTTAGTGCTTTTCCGCATTAGTTAACCTCTTT